CCAAGCCTTTGGTGTAACGAGCGGATAACGAGTCATACAAGTTATCTTCGATAGCTTCTTCAGTCAAGCTGAAGCCCAAAGCGATTGTTTCGTGGTTGTAACGTGCAGTCCATGCTTCTTGCGCGTTGTCGTAAGCGATTGCAGAACCTTCGCCCTTGACTGGTGCAGCGCTAAAGCCGGACAGTTTTGTTTCTTCTTCAAAAGAACGCTCAGAAGTCTCAGTTTCGTAGATCTCTTTGTGTTCTTCACCATAGCGAGCATACTCTAATCCGAACAATGCGTTCAATCCGGGGAGCAACTCTTTCAGTAGTTGTGCGCGTGAAATAGCCATTTATAGCTCCTTAATTAAAGCGTTGAAGCGTTAGCTGTAGCATTGTAGTACTCATGGATACCGAAGTTAAACTTAACATAAGCTTCAGGATACTGAGTAAATACGAGCGTAGCAGACGCAGGGATTGTTTGTGTAACAGTGGTTGTACCAGTTGGGCTAGCAACAGTTGCTGGAGCGGCGTTCAATACAACAGTTGTTGAACCTGCAGCAGCAAAAGAAGAAACCCAAGAACCGGAACCAACATACTGACCATTAGAAGCAATGTAACCAACTTCGGTACCAACTACCAAGTTAGAAGGCAATGCTGAAATAGTCAATGTAGGTGTACCACTACCGCTTGAATAGGTAGCTGTAGTTTGAACAGCAGAGTCGCGCTTCAAATCAACAATACGGAATGGGTATGTTGAAGTGCTTGCAACTGCACTGGCCAAAACGCCGTTATAAGAATCACCAGTGTTTACGTTACCAGCCAAATCGGAACCTTGAATATTCAAGCCGATCATTGCAGTAGCAACAGAACCAATGGCTTGAGCGCCAGCGGTAGCAGCAACAGCAACTTGGAATACGGTATCTGGATCATCGGTAACAACAGCAAATGCATCACCAGCTAAGGTGCCAGCTGGCCAATATTGGCTGTAGCGCTTTTGCTTGGTAACTGGATCTGTGTAGTTACAACCTAAGAAAATACCGACTGAACCCAAAGAACCGGTGGTTGCACCAGCGCCTGTGGTTACAGTCTCACGTGTTACGAAACCACGTGCAATACCTACTACGTCACCGTAAAAAATATTAGTGTTAAAGCCGTACTGGATTGGCAACTGACGTGTTGAACCAGAGAAAACTTGACCACCAATAAGATTTACAGGCTTAAAACCATATGTACTTGGTACGTTTGGATATGCCATTTAAATCTCCTTAATTAATTTTTAGTACCTTTGCTAGTCGTAGACTTACCTTCTTTAAAGATAGGCATACGAGCATCGCTCTGGCGCATTAAATTATTATCTACAGCTTCCGCTTGTTGTCTGGTCATCTCAGCGTAATATGCAGCTTGCTGTTCACCAAACTCCTCAGGGCGTTTGCAGAGTAATAATCCACCAATCTCGATATTGTCTTTAAACTGACCTTCACGAGCGGCTAACAACTTGTACTTCGGCTGCTCTTCCGACATCACTGGTTCCCAGCCTTCTCGCATCTTGGATGAAAGATTGCGTGGGTCAGCTTGGTTGAGCATTGAAACTCGAATCCATCTGTATTCGAATCCAGCCTGTTTGTCAGGTTCTGGTAGTAATTCTGGTGGCGCCCATGATTTTGGACGTTCATCAAATTCACGATTGGTTACTTCTCTAGTTGCTTTAGTCATCTTAATTCTCCAGTTTTAAAAGTTCACGGACATATTGCTCTGGGGTTAATCCCAATTTTTTAGCTAAGGCTACCTGTGTAGTAGTTAGCTTGACCTTTTTAGGGGCCGTCGACCTAGTGGCCGGAGCAACAATAGTTTTGGGCTTTGCTTTAGGCTCGTCCTTTGGCTCTGCTTCTTCTTCCGCTTCTTTCTCAAAAGCTTCTGGAAAACGTTTACGCATTGTTTTGTCCAATTGCGCGTAATACTCTTCAGATCCAATCTTTACTCCTTGACGCTTGAGCTTTTCGTGTAGCCCTAATGCTGATGCGGTCATTTCTTCGTCTTGACCAAACCAAGGATTTTCAGCCTGCCATTCCATAACTCTGTCGTCTGGGCGTGGCGCTACTGGATCATTTTGTTGTATTTTTACATCAAAGTTATCTTCTTGTAAAGTAGGTAGCTTAAAATTCTTTGCTTTGTCCAATTCAAGGCTGGCTTGTACCATCTTTTGTTGGGCTTCTGCTAACTTATCAGAATCTCCTAAGTCATATGCTTCTTTATAGGCTTTTTTAGCCATTTCCAGTTGCATTTCTGAGGTGTTCTTAACAGCCGTAACATACTCTTGCTCACCCGTTGTCAGCATATGTTTGATACGTTTGTTTTCTTCTAATAGCTTTTTAGTGGCCTGAATCGCTGCCTCACGTTCCCGTTCTGCGGCTTCAGCACGACGGCGTTCGTCGTGATAAATGCGCTTCATGGTAATGATCTTCTTCTTCGCATCAGCGCTATATTGGTCTAACTCATCGGTTTCGACCTCTATCTTTTTGATGGTTTCAGGGCTGGCAGGAAATCTGCCGCGATCTTCTTCAGGGGTATCATCTTCCACTTCAATATCAATGGCATCTTCTGCCATTTCTGCTGGTGGCATTTCCTGTTCATCAGGAAACGTATACTTCTCTTGCTGTAATTCTGCCATCGTTTGGCTCCTTAAATAAATTTGCGGGTAATTCCGCGTGGATCGTCCACAATTGCCTCAACGGAATCATCGTTAATAATGCGGAATTCTCTGCCGTGGATTACTAGGCGTGTTCCAGCGTTGGGGCGCACAAGGATAAAATCACCCTGTTTGCACCAAGGTCCGGTGGGGAAACGCTCTTTATCTGCGTAACAATCGGGTCCTAGGGATACAACAAATAGGACTGTTGTTAGAATTTCGTCATTTTTAATAGTGACGTCTGCTTTGGCTAGGCCATTGTCAAACTCTTTTTCCGCTTCAGGAATAGCGCAAAGAATGCGATATCCTTGTGGTTTTGGAAGTTGACTGGCTTTTTCCTCTTGGCTCTTGTCGAGTACTGCTGATAAATCTACTGCTTGTGCTAAATTTAAATCATTCATCGTCGGAATGTTCCATTCTGTGTTTAAGGTCTAATGCGTACTGCTTTGCAAAGAGAAGACCTTGTATCTCCCCGCAAATTTTTTGGTAGCTTTCAAACGACTGTGCGTTTCCGGCTGACATCCATTCTTTAAGTTGTGCTGCCTTGTTGTCTAGTTCTGTGACTAAAACTTCAAAAGCGTCCATCATTCACCTTTCTGTTTTGGCTCCATTTGTTTCATTTGTGCTTCGTGTCCTTCTCTGCTTTTTTGCAGTGCAACATTAGTCACTAACTGTTTGTTCTGTAACTGATGTGCCTTATCTTTTTCAGAGATATGTTTCACAAGATCTATGCCCATTTTCATCTTCTCGACTGTTTCGGAAGTTTCCATTTGAGCTTGAGATTTTGCTGCGTCCATAGCTGTTTGTGCGGCAATACGGGCGCGCTCTACTTTGATACGCTCTTGTTCGATCATTAAATCGTTTTGATCTTTTTGAGCTTTGCGTTTTTGCTCTGCCATCTTGATCTGCATATCCTGTTGTTGTAACTGGACAAGCGGATCTTGAGCCTGTTGCTGGGCTTGCTGCGCTGCAACCTGCTGTTGGTTTTGCTGGAGTAAACGCTGGGAAGCCTGCGCCAACAATGGTGCAAGGCGGGCTTCGACTTCTGGATCCATGTGGACATCTTCGCCAGACTCGTCCTGCTGAGGAGGCAAGGACATACCGAGCTGCTTTTCAATTTCAACGCGATACTGGAATCCAAGGTGTTCGTTGATATGCGCCATCATCGCGGCTTGTAACTGCTGTGCCATTGGGTTGCCCTGCAACAACTGCATAATCTTAGGGTCTTTCATCGCAGACATATGGACTGTGATATGCGCCGTATGGTCTTGGTATTGGAATGCCTTGGCAGGCTTCATCATTAGAATATCTTGATTCTCTGTGACAGGATCTTTAGGCATCATGTCTTCTGGCAATGGAATTAACTTATGCGCATTCTTAATGCTCAATACATCTAGCATTTGGCGATAAAGCAATGGCATATTGAAGAGTGTTGGAGACTGCTGTGCCAACTGCATAACAGCCTGATATTGAACAATCTTTTGCGCCATAGTGGATGCATTAGGATCGCTGACAGGGATGACATCTACATTGTGATAATCAGACTGTTTGGCTTTACGGCTTCCTTCTTCTGGCTCATAGTCATAATCTACCGGTGCGTTATTACCGATAATTTTCTTTAATAGCTTTAACTCTTGCTTTAAGCTGTAATGAATACGCGCTTGTACCGCAGACATGACTTTGAGGGTGCGCTCAAGGATAGCAAGCGTTGTGCCAACGGGCGCGGCAGCAGACATATCCGAAATCTGTAGATCGGCTGTATTTGCAAAGCGACGGCCTTCTTCTACGATCTGATTTAACAATGCCATCAATACTTGGCTTGGCTCTTTGTATGGTAAAGGCATGATGTTGTCGCGCATCACGCCAGAAGGTACGTCTACATCACGGAACTCGCCCGGCGCTATTGGTGTGTCGTCTCCTTTGACGCGCA